TGACCACGCATACGATGCTTTGCGTTATATGATAATGAGTCGTCCAAGAGTGGATAGCCCGTTAGAAAGAATAAGAGGTTTAAAAAAGGAAATGCATCAACCCTCTGATTCGACTTTTGGATATTAAATAAATGGCAGATAACGAAAATACATTTTTAACAGCTAACAATTTATATAATGATGTTGAAGGCGAAGCTGGTAAAACCTTAGATTTAGAACAAAATCAAAAACAAAACTTAGTCGGTATCATTCAAAGTCGTTTCTATCAAGCAGAAGATGCTCGTAATACAGATGAAAGAAGATGGCTTAAGGCTTACGAAAACTATCGAGGTCTTTATCACAAATCAGTCAAGTTTAGAGATTCAGAAAAATCTCGAATCTTTGTTAAAATTACTAAGACTAAAGTCCTAGCTGCCTATGGACAATTAGTTGATGTTATTTTTGGCACAGGTAAATTTCCTATTGGTATTCAAGAAACTAAAGTACCAGAAGGTGAACTAGGTGCGGCTCATCTAGATATTAATAATCCTTCCGTTGGTCTTGAAAGTTCTATTCCTGATGATATTGGGAATAGAATAGATAACCCTTATGATGTTGGTTATGAAGGTGATGGGAAAGTTTTAAAAGCTGGAGCTACTTTTGGTAAAGGTATGTTCAGCGAGTCTTTAGAAGACCAAGTAGAAGATAACTTAGTTGAAGGTTATAAGCCAAACCCACAAGTTTTAGAAATCTCACCAGCTCAGAAAGCTGCGAGAAGAATGGAAAAACTTATCCATGACCAAATAGATGAATCTAAAGGTTCATCAGAAATAAGAAGTTCTTTATTAGAATCTGCTTTATTAGGTACCGGTATCGTTAAAGGTCCTTTTAACTTTAATAAGAAACTCAACAAATGGGACATGTCAGATGAGGGTGAAAGAACTTATAATCCTTTAGAAGTTAGAGTACCAAGAATAGAATTTGTTAGTTGCTGGGACTTTTATCCAGACCCTTCAGCTACTAGTATAGAAGAATGTGAATATATTGTTCATAGACATAAAATGAACAAATCACAATTAAGACAACTTCGTAACATGCCTTACTTTGATAAAGATGCTATTAGAGCCTGTTTAGTCGAAGGGCCTAACTACGAAGAAAAAGATTTTGAAAGTCAATTAAAAGATGATGCTAGACAAGATGACTACCAAACTAACTTTGAAGTCATGGAATACTGGGGTATTATGGATGCCGAGTATGCCAGAGAAGTTGGTATTGAGTTAGATGATAGTATAGATGATTTAGATGAGGTGCAAATTAATGCATGGATTTGTGGTAATCAACTCTTAAGAGCTGTAATAAACCCATTTACTCCATACAGAATACCTTATCATGCTTTCCCTTACGAAAGAAATCCATATAATTTCTTTGGTATTGGAGTAGCAGAAAACATGGATGATTCTCAACAGATTATGAATGGTCATGCTCGAATGGCTGTTGATAATCTAGCGATGGCTGGTTCTCTCGTCTTTGATGTCGATGAGTCAGCTTTAGTTGGTGGGCAGTCTATGGAAATATATCCGGGTAAAATATTCAGGCGACAAGCTGGAATGCCGGGTCAAGCCATTCATGGTTTAAAGTTTCCAAATACTGCTCCAGAGAATATGATGATGTTCGATAAGTTTAGACAACTTGCTGACGAACAGACCGGCATACCATCATATTCACATGGTCAAACTGGTGTACAAAGTATGACAAGGACTGCCTCTGGTATGTCAATGTTACTAGGTGCTTCCAGTTTAAATATTAAAACAGTCGTTAAAAACTTAGATGACTTTTTATTAAGACCATTAGGCGAAGCTTTCTTTCAATGGAACATGCAGTTTTTTGAAGGCTCGTTAGATGTGAAAGGTGATTTAGAAGTTAAAGCAACAGGTACTAATAGCTTGATGCAGAAAGAAGTTAGAAGTCAAAGACTTACTATGTTCTTACAAACTGCACAAAGTCCAGCTATTGCTCCTTTTGTTAAAATTTCTAAATTGGTTAGTGAACTTGCCTATAGCTTGGATTTAGACCCAGATGAAATTCTGAACGACCCTGAAGAAGCAGCTATGATGGCACAAATAATAGGAATGCAAAATGTTGGACAAAATGTTGGCTCGGAAGCTGAACTTACTAGTGAAGGACAAGGCCCTATGGGAGGCCTTAATGGAACACCTGCAAAACCTCAAGACCTTGGACCTACAGGGACTGGTGGTGGCAACATCGGAATCGGAAATGTGCCGGTTGCAGGGGAAAGTGAATTCTCTGGTACGGCTAGAGCAATTGCCCCTTCAAGTTGAAGAGGCTTTAAATAGAAAAGAAGAGGAAAATTAAATGTTAGATTTATTAGATACAATACTAAAAATAGTAGGAGTAGTACCTTGGATAGTTTCAATCTGTTCAATGATAGCTGCTTTAACACCTACACCACATGACGATAAACTGGTAAGCAAAGCTTATAAAATTATAGATTGGTTTGCCCTTAATATAGGAAAAGCAAAGGATAAATAATGGCTAAATTTCCAGACTTAAACAAAGACGGTAAAATTACTCAAGCCGATATATTGAAAGGTCGTGGTGTTTTCCAAGAAGGTGGTGATGTAGATAGTCAAATGGCTATTTTAATGAAACCACAACAAGAACAAGAAATGGTCTCGGACAGTGAAATGGAAGAAGACTATTTAGATTTTATATTAGACGAAGCTTTATCTGACGAAGAAGAAGATATGCTTCAAGAAAAACTAGAACAAGATGAGCAATTAGCTTTGTTATTTGACAAGGTTGTAGATGTTGCTCAAGAATTTGCTGGAGCTGGTCCTGTTGAAGGTCCGGGTTCAGGAGTCTCTGACAGTATACCCGCAAGGTTATCTGACGGAGAATTTGTCTTCACTGCCAAAGCTGTGGAAGAAATCGGAGCTGACAATTTAATGTCAATGATGAAAGAAGCCGAAGCTAAGGCAGATGAAAGACAACAGTTAGTTTATGGAGGAGAAGTACTGGAAGAAGGTGAAACTTTTGTAGTTGAACCAACTCAACCAGACCCTGTTAAACAAGAGATTCGTGTGCAACGAGAAACTTTAGGACCTCAAGCTTCACAGCAAGAGGAAGAAGAGTTAGTCGAAGAAATACGAACTCGTAAAATGATGACAGGTAAACCTTCACCCGTAAGCTAAACAGGAGATAAGGCTACCTTATTATAAGCACCTTATCATTATATTAACCGAAAGGCTACCTTTTTAAGTAAAGCACTGCACAGTCGACACACGCAGCTACCTTTAAACGAAGCCCTGAGTAGGAGAAAGAATATGACTACTGAAGTAAAAGAGGATAATGCCAATCCTTATAACGAAAAAAAATCATGGCATAGTAACGAAGAAGATAAAGCATTTGAGGGTGCTGATGGGATGTTTTTTAATGACCCGTCTAAAGTAAAACCAAATGATGACGTAGAGCAACCTGTAGACCAAGAAGCTGCTGAGGAAAGTCCTAAAGACCAACCTTATAAGCGACCAAACTACAAAAAGCGATACGATGATTTAAAGAAACATTATGATACTAAACTTAATGAATTTAAGTCTAGAGAACAAGAGCTGTTAGAAGAAGCTACGAAAAATAGACAAAGCTATAAAGCTCCTAAATCTCAAGAAGAACTTGAAAACTTTAAAAAAGAATATCCAGATGTTTATGAAGTTGTTGAAACAGTTTCACATCTTCAGGCTTCAGAGAAATCTAAAGTCTTAGAAGAAAGATTAGAAGCTCTCCAACAACGAGAAAAAGAACTTGTTCGTAAAGATGCTGAAAAGCGATTGAATGACAGACATCCTGATTTTGAAGATATCAGAAACAGTGATGACTTTCACGACTGGGCCAAGTCTCAGCCAAAGTCTATCCAAAGTTGGGTATACGAAAATGCTGAAGATGCTGACCTAGCTTCAAGAGCTATTGATTTATTTAAAAGAGATATTGGTATAGATTCTAAACCAAAGAAGTCAAATTCTAAAAAATCCAATACTTCTGCTGCTGATATGGTTTCAACCAAAACAACAAGTGTTGAACCTAAGCAAGAGAAAGTTTGGACTACAAAGGAGATTTCTTCTATGAGCATGGATGAATTTGATAAGTATGAAAAAGATATTAGTCAAGCCATGTTTGAAGGAAGAATTCAAAGATAAATTACTTTTATTTTAAGGAGAAAATAAAATGGCTTTTAACGTAAGCGACCAAAATTTTGCACAAAGTTCTGGCTCAAATATGTCTAACAATGCCTTTCTGCCTGAAATTTATTCCAAGAAGGTTTTAAACTTTTTTAGGAAAGCCTCTGTTGTCGAAGCAATAACAAACACAGACTACGCAGGTGAGATTTCAGGATTTGGAGATACTGTTAAGATAATTAACGAACCAGAAATTACAGTGTATCAATACGAAAGAGGTGCTGATGTAACTAAAACAGCACTAACCGATGCAGAAACAACATTAATTGTTGATACTGCTAATGCTTTCAAATTCATCGTAGATGATATTGAGAGTCAAATGTCACACGTAAACTTTAAAGAAGTAGCTACTTCATCTGCTGCTTATGCCCTAAGAGATGCATTCGATGCAGGTGTTATGGCTAAATTGTTTGCAGGTTGTTCTTCTAGTGGACCTGACCATATTATTGGTTCAGATAGTGCTACTGCAGATGCAACAATGGCACACGCAACTAATTCTGTTGACCTATTAGGTTCTGACGGAACTGGTGTAGATGCTATTGACTTAATGGCTAGAATGGCAAGATTACTAGACGACCAGAATGTACCTGAAGAAGGTAGATGGTTTGTTGCTCCTCCTTCATTTTATGAAGAGTTAGCACAGTCTGGTTCAAAATTGCTTTCAGTAGACTTTAATGCTGGACAAGGTTCAATCAGAAATGGACTAGTATCAAGTGGTAAGCTAAGAGGCTTCAACATGTATAAATCAAACAATGTTGCTGCAACTTCAAATGCTACTGGTAAAGTTCTTGCTGGACACATGTCTTCAGCTTCAACAGCTCAAACATTCACTTCAACTGAGGTCATGAGAGACCCAAGTTCATTTGGTGATATTGTTAGAGGGTTGCATGTCTATGGAGCAAAAGTTCTAAGACCAAAAGCACTAGTATCAGCTTTCTACGTTGTAGACTAATGATATTCGGGAGGCTCTTCGGAGCCTTCCATTTTATATAAGGAGAAATTATGAAACATAAAAAAAGAATGGCTTACATGTACGGTGGTATGTCAGACAAAAAAAGAATGAAATATAATAAAGGCGGTTATGCTTCTATTTATGATATGGAATCAGCTTGTAAAAGTAAAGCTGGTTATAATACCATGAAGATAGAAGGTGAAAAGTAATGCGAGTTAAAGCGCCTAAAGGTTATCACTGGATGAAAGCTGGTAAATCTTATAAGCTTATGAAACATTCAGGCAAGTTTGTTCCTCATAAAGGAGCAAGTATGTCAGCAAACTTTGAAATACAAAAAAAACATAAAAAATAATGGCAACAACATATTTAGATATTACTAATGAAGTCTTAAGAGAGCTTAATGAAGTTCCTTTAACTTCATCAAACTTTGGCAATGCAAAAGGCTTACAAGCTTTTGTCAAAGATACAGTCAATAAAGCAATCTTTGATATTGCTAACGAAGAACCTCAGCTACCGTTTTTTGCTGCTGGGTTGAGTGGAGCTTCTGACCCTTTTTATGGTAATGTTACAGTAGCAACTACAGCTGGAACTAGATGGTATGTTTTAAAATCTGGTAGTTCTAGTATTACTACAGACTATGCTTCAATAGATTGGGATGATTTTTATCTGACAACTATTGGAGTAAGCGGTGAATCAGCTCCGTATGTCTCACAAGGTTTAAAGTTTTTAAATCTAGCAGATTGGAAACGATATTATCGAGATAGTGAAAATGCTGATGATGCAGACACACAAGGCTATGGAGAGCCTCAATATGTTATTAAATCTCCAGACAATAGAAAATTTGGACTAAGCCCTATACCTGATAAAGCTTATAACGTACATTTTTATGCTTTTGTTAAACCAACAGCCTTATCAGCACATGGCGACACAGTAGTCCTCCCAGAACAATATACAAATGTTATTACCTCTAGGGTTAGATATTATGTATGGCAGTTTAAAGAGTCACCTCAACAAGCTGCTTTTGCTTTAGATGATTATAAGAAAGCAATGAAACGCATGAAGTCTAATTTAATTAACCCAACACCTAGGGCAATGACAGACGACAGAACATATTTTTAATTAATGGCACGTTCCCAACCTTATACAGTAGCATGTGACGGTGGTTTATTAACCTCATCTAATGCTATTGATTTATTAAAAACTCCCGGAGTAGCAACTAAGTTACAAAACTTTGAAGTCTCTATTGAAGGTGGTTATCGTAGAGTAAATGGTTATGCTAAATATAAAGTAGGTGATGTAACTGCAGCTCAACCAGCTGGAAGCACTGCTACTATTTTAGGAGTCTTTCCTTATGCTGATGGAGTTATAGCTTGTGTTAGTGATGATATATATTTTACTAATGATGGAGCTACTTGGTTACAGATAAACCGAAGTTCTGTATCAGGCACTGGAGATAACTATACAGCCTTTACAGGTCGTAGTGTTTTAAATAGAACTAATCAAGGCCAGTGTACTTTTGCTATAGCTGAAGGTGCTACTTTTGATTATGGTGAAGTTTTTATAGCTGATGGAGCTAATAAAATTTATAGCTTTCGTATGGAAGGCACAGGTAATTTAAATACTAGAACATTTTTTGCTGCTGAAATAACTGTTGATAGTACAAATGGAGTCAAGTTTATAACTATTCACGACAATCATTTAATAGCAGCCGGAGTAGCAGGTAACTTAAATACTGTTTATCATAGTCAAGTTAATGATTATGATAACTTTGCAGCTGGTGGTAGTTTTACTTTATCAGACCAAGTAGTAGGTATTAAAGGTTTCCGTGAAGATTTAATTTTATTTTGTGAAAATAGTATTCATAAACTTATTAATCTTCATAGCTCTGATACCGTTAGGATAGACCCAATTACAGATAATGTGGGTTGTTTAAGTGGCTACAGTATTCAAGAGATTGGTGGTGACTTATTATTTTTAGCAGCTGATGGTTTTAGAACAGTTGCCGGAACAGCAAGAATTGGTGATGTTGAGTTAGGCACAGTCTCAAAACAAATCCAACCTATTGTTAGTGAACTAGCTAGAAACATAGATGACTATACTATTAATAGTTTAGTTATTAGAGAAAAATCACAATATAGGCTTTACTACACTAATGTAAATTTAGCTAACTCAGCTCAAAAGGGCATAGTAGGAACCTTAAGACCAAATGGTTTTCAATGGTCAGAACTATTAGGTTTAGAAGTAACAAGTGTCAACTCAAACTTTGATAACAATGGTGTTGAAGTTTATTACCATGGCGATACTAATGGTTATATTTATACTCACGATGTTGGGTATAGTTTTGATGGTTCTAGTATAAATGCTATTTATGAAACACCAGATTATGATTATGGTGACTTTGGTACTCTAAAAACTTTGCATTATATTAAGATATCTATAACACCAGAAAGTAGCATACAACCAACACTTAGAGTTAGATATGATTATAGTAGCTCTGATATACCACAACCAGAAGACATACTGTTAGATTCAGTACCTGCTCCAGCTCTTTTTGGTCAGTCAGTTTTTGGTCAAGCAATATTTGGAGCAGCAGAGCAACCACTAGTTAGAGAATCACTAGTAGGTAGCGGACACAGTAACAATTTTAGATTCTCAAGTAATGATTCAAATTCACCCTACATTATAATTGGTTTTTATGTAGATTACATACCTTCAGGCAGGAGATAAGACATGGCAGGATATACCCGACAAAGTACATTTACTGATGGCGATACCATCACCGCAGCATTATTTAACAATGAGTATGACCATTTATTAGCAGTTTTTAGTAATGCTACTGGTCACAAACACGATGGTACAGCTAGTGAAGGTCCAGTTATAGGCCTAATAGGTGATGCTGGAGAAACAACACCGAACAATAAAGTCTTAATAGATAGTGCTAATAATCACATTGAATTCTATATAGAAGTTAGTAGTAATCCTGTCCAACAGCTCTACATAGCCGATGGAGCTATTCTACCAGTTACAGATAACGACATTAATTTAGGTTCAAGCTCTTTAGAGTTTAAAGATTTATTTATAGACGGCACAGCTAACATAGATAGCTTAGTAGCTGATACTGCAGATATTAATGGTGGCTCAATAGACGGTGCAGTCATTGGAGCTAACTCAGCAGCAGCTGGTACTTTTACGACAGTAACCACTTCAAGCAACGTTGTTGTTGGTGGTAATCTAACTGTCTCTGGCACAACAACTACAGTCAATAGTAACGAAGTTAATATCGGTGATAACATCATTGTGCTTAATTCAGATGAGACAGGAACACCATCACAGAACGGTGGTATCGAAATAGAACGAGGCACCTCAACTAATGTCTCATTACTATGGAATGAAACTAATGACTATTGGACATTTGGTAGTAACCACCTAAACTTCCCAGACAACTCCAAAGCCTACTTTGGTGACTCTAATGACTTACAAATTTATCATTCTTCAGGTAATAATTTTATTAATGCACCTGTAGGTGGTAACTTATTATTACAAGCTAATAACATTACAGCGAGGTCAGTAGCTCAAGAAGTTATGCTTAATGCTGCTGCAAACGGAGCAGTTACACTCTACTACGACAACTCTGCAAAACTAACCACAGCTAGTGGTGGAGTTACTATCACAGGCACAGCAACAGCAACAGCTTTTTCAGGACCTTTAACAGGCGATGTAACAGGAAACTTGACTGGTAACGTCACAGGTAATCTAACAGGCTCTGTTCTAACTGCAGC